TTGCAGCACTCAGTTCTTCAAAAGATAGATCGTGTCCCATTACATCTTCGCCTTTTGCTGTGTAGCAATGTATGTTTTCCAGTCTGTGTAATTGAATGTCACTTCATCGTAAAACCCCCACTCTTTGGTCTTCGGACCTGTGAAGACTAGGGTTATTAGCTTGGGCGAAGCCTCTGTGATTCGATGCGCTGCGCGTGTATTCTTTGTATTGAACCATCTAACAAGTCGTTCCGTTACTGGCGTAATAGCGTCTGCTGCATTTGTTAGTCCAGCATCGAGCATACGACATCGCTTGTCTGGTCGTAGACATTCTAGTTCCTTATACCATCCACGCAGAATGAAAGAAGCGAATGGCCAGGGATGATCGTGAAGATCGCGATCAGGGTCTGGCTTGTGAATCCAATGAACCTTGACGCTAAACCACGGTGTCTTGAAAAGAGTTAGTCGTGTGAGATACAAATCACCATTGATGATGATGTCGTACCATCGCCACAAACTCCAGTTACCCTTATCAAGACCCTTCTCGGTCTCAACTCTGTTTTTGAACAGTCTCATGTGGAATCGAACTCCAAATGTGAGGATAGTGTTTTTCTATGATGTCCCAGAGCGTTTGCTCTGTGGGTTTCGGATATTGTCCGATGTCAATTACAGGGATCTTGTGGCGGTTGGCAATCTTGATTGCAAGTCCCGTTCCGCCACTAGCTGTTCCGCCCGGTGTCCAGCAAACAACTAGGTCAGAGTGACTACACATGTCTCTTCCCAACACCTGGAAGACGTTACGACATTTTAGTAGCTTGACACCGTTGCTACAATTAGCTGCATATGGTTCATGCTCTAGCACAAACTTAAAAGCAGCTTCGTCGATAAAGTTGAGTGCGCTTGCTCTGCCAAGAATAGGCTTCTCGTGATTAAAGCTATCCCATGGCAAATACACGATACACTTCTCTCGTGCGCCCTTTTCAAAGGCATAATCAGCACCATCTGCATGACCAGAACGAAACCATGCTCCGTAACCATTACGTCCTTCTGACACCTTTTTTGCAAAGCTCTCAAAGATTTCGAGCACTTCCTGCGGTGTCTTGCGTGAGCCGATTCCTGCAATGATCATGTTGATGACAGCCTCGAAGGATGATGTGTGCCGCTCTCTCTCATTCCGTTCTGTGTAACTACTATAAATTCGGCAGAATCACGTAGTTCACAAAGATTACGAGCACCACTATAGCTAAGGCCACTACGAATACCATTCTCAAGAATAGCGAGAGTATGATCCACCGAACCCTTGAATGGAACCTTTGCAGAGACCCCTTCGACCCTCGGCGCTTGCCCTGTTCGTTTTTCCTTTTGGAAATCATAAGACGCCATACCCCTATATGCCTTAAAGGCTTGACCGTCTTGCATAACGATATCACCAGGAGCCTCTTCGGTTCCGGCAAGTAGGGAACCTAACATGACAGCATCTGCACCAGCAGCTAGTGCCTTAACGATATCTCCAGAATTTCGAATACCACCATCTGCAATGATACTATAGTGTGGAGTTATACTCTGAAGTGATAGTGACATCGCGACATCTAGAATAGCAGATAGTTGCGGTACGCCATGTCCAGTCATAATGCGTGTAGAGCATACAGATCCAGGACCGACTCCTACCTTGATAATATTTGCGCCAGCGCGCAAAAGTCGCACAGCAGCTTCGCCAGTGGCTACATTACCAGCAATGATATCCATGTTGGGCATTTTGCTTCTAATGCTCTTAAGAAGCCCTATCACACGATTGTGATCGCCATGCGCAACGTCGATGCATACTGCATTAACACTCCACTCTTCGCACATGCTTGCTAGACATTCTACCGAAACATCTAGACCAACCGAAACGATCTTAGGACTTATGTCCGCATTCAACATTTCATTCAGCCATGCATGTTGTGTAATAGAGTCGGCAAAGCGGTGTAATACACCAGCCCCGCCGCGTCGTCCCATAGCAATTGCCATTTTGGCTTCCGTAACCGTATCCATATTAGCTGATAGGATAGGTAGTCTAAGTCGCATCTTACCTAGATTTGTCGTCAGATCAATATCTGCTCTAGATGCAATGTTTGAATGCTGAGGAACTAGTAGTACGTCATCAAACGTATATGCGGGCTTGTCTCTAAACCTCATAGCTTCTCCCAAGGGAATACGAGCCAATCGTCGTGATCAACAGTGTGGGCCACCACATCTGCGCTATACTTTGCTGAATGTCTTTGGTAGAGAGCTACGGTGATAGCCTCTGGAAATCTAGCCTTGAGTGACTTGATCGTGTCACCAGAGTCAACTAGCTCATCAACGATCACTAGACGATGCCAGTCGCTAGGATCTAGCTGACTTAGCGATGTTACTAGGCGTGTAGGACGCTCGCGCTCAAGGGCATGCGAAAGAATAGTAGCTGGGATTAATCCGCCTCGTGGAATACCATACACTACGATAGTGCCATGCTTTGGCAATAGTGGATATAGCTTCTGTAGCGCGTGGAAGGTGTTGTTGTGGATGAACTTGTATTCGATATCCACCTTCTTCTGCTCTTGTGCTTTGACGTTTTTAGGCATCTCTTAAAGCTCTGTGTTCTGGGTGTAGAATCTCATTCTCTGAACCAATAATCTCTCCTACAAACGCCCCATCTACTCTTGGTAAGGGGAACTTGTTGCATCCAGAATGGATGTCGCTTGTCGGAAATATCTTGTGTGCAACTAATGGAAACACGTAGTCGCGGAGGAAGCTCTGGTCGCACTGCCAAGCGTTAGGATACTTGGCCTTGAATTGGGCGATCAAGTCTTTCATCTGTGGGAAGGCGTGGCGCTTCATGCCGAACATACCACCCATCAAGCCTGTCTTGGGGTGGAAGTGATATGGATGGTCCGCCATCGAATGGACTAAAAGTGGACTTTTGATCCACTCGTCTACCGCTGCCGCCTCTCTTAAGCTAATGCGTGAGTCGCAATCGCGAGAAATGAAGACATCTACATCGTCTTCACTGGCTGGTTGGAAACGCCAGAACATACCGTGCCACGATCCTGGTTCAGCCATTCCGTGGATCTCGATCTTTGTATCTGTCTCAACGTATTCCTTTTCATGACCAGTCATAAGGAACTCGTTAATGAGCGCGTGTCCGTTTGGACCTACTAGCTGCTCATGTGGAATGTAGAACCTAGCGGTCCACCCCGGATACATTTTAGGCATCAGGTGGATGTTCTTTAGCGCGCCGATTAGGTACTTGTCATCATCACCCCAAAGGCTGAACGCCACGATCTTTTTCATCTAGTCCCCTAAGTTGAGTTTCTAACAGAATGGCATAGTCTATGACTCCAGCTAAGTCTATGACTGCACGATACAACAACATTTCAAGTTCGACTGGTTGAACCGTCTGTGCGGTCCGCAACTTCATTAGAAGTTTTCTAAGATTCAGAATAGTTACGCTAGCAATAGCGACTGACTCATGTGCTTCACTCATTGTGTTCCTGGTTCAAAACTGATTGCAAAAAGCACGAAACCGCTCATAGAACTCGGGCGACTTAATGCGCGTCTCATTCTCTAACGCGGTGATCGATGGACCATTTGGATAGAACTCGTCGATAGCACGAAGCGATTCAAATGTGTTTCGTTCTTTGTCCGACTGCTCTAGAGAATCTGATCTTTGATTGTAGATGCTGAAACAACTGTTGATAGGAACACCCTCTGCACCTAGCGACATAAAGTATAGGACGAGCCAGTAGTCGAATGCCGACTTGTATTCGTTAGCTGCTTGATACATCCTGTCCCAATCAACATGATCACGTAGTTTGTTCTCCCAATGGACATGAACGCCACAACGGAAGAACTGCGACATGTCATCAACCGAGAAAGGAGGAGGCGTGCCCTTAGCGCGCGTTACGCCGTCTACTCTAGTCTCATATCCGCCATAGAGGAACGAGAGTGGTTGTAACATCCTTCCAATGCCTCTCGCAGCTAGAGCGTCGATCACCTTGCGACCACGCCACTGATACGATCTGTCATCGCTATTGCTATTGCCCACAACACGACCAGTTGCTGCCTTCCAGCCATCTAGCCAAGAAACACCATAGGGTGTGCGCTTAGGCTGCTCAACGATCTTAACGCGAGGATCGCGCATAGCCCAACCCTTAGCGATTGCCAAGCTGCCATCGGTGGATTTGCTGTCAACGATGATGAGTTCAAAGTCATCTAGGTCTTGACTCTGTAGATTCTCGACCAGTCCATCTAAGAACTGCTCTGCATTGTAACAGCTATTTATGTACGAGATTCTCGGGCTCATGCGTCGATCTTGAAAATGAATACAACTTTGTGCTCTAGATGCTCTTTTCTTTCCACGTCAATTACCCGTGGATCGCTTCCGATCTTCTCAATCGTTTGAAAGAACTTCTTTAGCTTAACCTTGTTTGCCAACTCTTCCTGGGTCGGCCATACTGACAAAGACTCTTGCTTGGCGTTAATACTCTCTGTTACCCACTTATGCTTAGTCATCAGACTTCTACCGTATTGAACAATCGTGTGTATGGTTCCTTGCCTTCGCTGGCATAAACCCAGATGAGTGGAATTCTCTCAAGACTGTATGGCTCGGCTTCCATATGGCTAGTTAGCGGCTCTTTCGAAGTAAGGAACTCGTCCTTGCACTGAACGATGGGATGAGTTGCCATAGCTGGTGGATGAAGTCCATCAAATCGTAGGACGGTCGAAAGGTCTTCCGCCTTGTTTGTGAACTCGTCGGTCTGTCCGCCACGAGCATATGCTCCTACATCAGCGTGCTTGGCTTGTCCAAGTTCCTTGTCGTAGAACTCCTTCTTCTGCGCTACGTCATTGGCACCTAGACGACAATAGGAGTAGTGGTAGATGACGAACGATGGCAACACGAAACGTCGCATTAGATACTGCGGACTGAAGTATGTGCATTGGTTAGATGCATCACGCGCCACCGGATGGTTCACATAGTGTAGACCATTCTGGAACTTGATAAAACGTTGATGTTGCTGTCCCCAATCGCCACTTGGCTTGCGAACGTGCCAAGCGTCACGCCAGAAATGGTAGAATCTAGCTGGCACAAACTCAGTTGCCCAAGGCTCTGCCGAGATTGCTGTGCGTAGGCTGTCCACAACCTCAGGGAAGACGAACTCGTCAGCATCCGTGATAAGCATCCAGTCGCCTGCTTCCATGTATTGGAAGAAGGTGCTCTTCATCTCTTCAAGATCCTTCCATGGACGATCGATCTTCACGAAGATGATCTTTCGGTCTGGATCCTTATTCTTCTTGACATCCTGAATGATGTCGATCGTGCGATCTAGCGAGTGCCCATCTGGGGTTGCCTGTTTGGCATCCACCTTATTCTGAACAGCGCCTTCAATCACAATGATCTTGTCAACCCTGTTGTAGACCTGTAGCATACAGGCTTCAATCAAAGCTTCTTCATTGCAGGCTTGGATACATTGGATAATGCGTGGCTTCTTGCCAATCGCATCTCCGATAGCCGAAAGTTGATTCGGCTGGTTATGATCAAACGGGTTAGACACTTGTTGTCTCCTTGGTTAGTCTTGCAACCACACCCTCGATAAAAGCCAACATCATTGGACCAACAGTAGAGTAATCAAACTCCATCAGGTCGGCCTTCGGTTCCATCTGCGCATCCATCGCTAGTCTCATCTGCTTCATCATAGATCGAACAGATGGCTCTGCGATGTTGTCGCGGGCGGTGTATAGTTCTGGGTCACTGTGATTCTGACCAACTAGTGGTTCCAGAGTATAGCCTACTTCGAACACATTATTTCGAATGTCAGACGAGATGTCTGCGCTATTAGTCAGCGCGAATTCTCCCATCCCGCCCCACGAAGTTGTGATCAGCCTCTTGCCATATGCCAAGGCTTCAAAAGCTGGAATACACCAACCTTCCGCTCTGCTTGAACATACATAGGCGTCACCCGTCTTGTGGATCTTCTTGATCTGCTCATCCGACAATGTGTTAGAGATCACCATGATTGGTGGATACTTATCTGCCGCTAGGCGCAGCCCGCCCTTCACTCCGGCAACAAAGTTCTTGATCCTTTCTCTCTCAGCGTTGCGATTCGACATATCGATGTATGTCTTGAGGACCAACATCACCTTGTCCTTGTCCTTGCCGTGGAACTCAGTCAGATATGCGCGCAATAGAAGGTCGACACCCTTCTTCGTCGATAGCTGGCTGATGTTGTAGAATATGAACTTGTCCTTGAAGAACTCGGGACTGCTTGGCGAAGCGATACCCTCTACGCTATCTAGCGTATAAGAGGGAATGTCAAACGTGTGCGGAATCTTCGTGACCGGAACCATTACGCCCGAGTCCTTGAATGCATCAACGCTAGTTTGACAGAACGTAACCACAGCATCAAATTGGTTCAGTTTCTTGGCCCAGTATTCAGGAATACGATCTGTCTCCCATGCGACTACCGCGATGTTGATCTTGCCAGCCACTGGGCGCAGTTCGTTTGGCGTAGTGTGCTGAACAACTACATCGATGTCGTCTAGTGGCTTGAGCAACAGTTCCTTCTCAAGAGACGTTGGTGTGTATTCCGTGCCAGCATCTGCGCGGTCGTATCTGATCGAGCGCACGGCGAGATCAGCACCCGCGCGAGCGAGTGCGTTAACATAGCCACGGGCTGCTGCCGCATAGCCAGAAAAGTCTCTGACGGGAGCGATGTAAAGGATTCTCATAGTACCATTGCCTCGATCGTTTCCTTGTTCTTTGGAAGACCCGCGCTCTGCAACGCCGACTGCTTCTGAATCTCAGGTTCACATCGTAGAAGCTCGATCGCGTTGGTTGCCTCTGCTTGATTGCGGAAGTAGTTTGCAATCTCTTTACGGGTTTGCGCTGGTGGAACACCGGCAGCGGCTTCGTGCTTCAACTTACCCATCCAATTCTTGAAACCTTCTTCGTCGATTGCCTGTGGACTGTTGTAACCTAGAAGCTTGACGTAGCACAACACAACAAACTCTTCGTCCGTCTTGGTGTCGAGGAAGTCGGATGGGTCGATATTGATCAACGTCATTGGGCGCTCCCAAGTTGTTGATCTGTCCATCACAGATAGGTGATCCAATACCCACTCCCATTCCTTCCAGTTCTTATCCCAGTCGTAGTTCAACTCAGCACACTTACGTGCGTCAGCAGACATCTTCGCAAGACCCTCACGGTCCCGCAACATAGCCGCCATCTTGTCGCAGCAATCGTCCATAGAGGTCATTGCTCGCCAGCATGTGGTCTCTGGCTCCTCATACAAGTAGGCAACGTCCATCGTTCTACCACCCAGGTGGACTGTGTAGTTCTTTTCGTCGATGTGCTCATACTTCGGAAGCTTGCCCTTCTCGGCAATAGCTGCATAATCGGTCACCAGCACTGGAATGCCGCATGCCTTAGCTTCTTGCACTGGCATACCGCAACCTTCGGCGATCGACATTTGAACCATCATGTCAGCCATACCATATACTTCGGCTAGCTGCTCTCTAGTCAAGCCAGCACCAGTCGTTGGCGTCCGACAGCTACGCTGTCCGCACTTAGGACAAATAATGACAGGGCTTTGACGGAGATGGATAGATGGCGCGACGAACACGTCACCACATTGCGTATTGTGACACATGTATGTTGAGCATACTTCGTGAATGATGCCTTTGCGCTTCACGGGTGAACCGTGATATCCAGTCTGGATGCGCGCTATGGCTCGTGGGAAATCGACCGACATTGCATTGTCTGGCCAAGCCGTATGCAATAGTAGGATTGATTTCTGGATAGTCTCGTCCTTTGGATACTTCTCCTTCATCATCGCGAAGGATTTGATAACCTCAGAAATACGCTTACGCGATTGGTTACGCTGCACAAGCAGGACGATCGGCACGTCAGCGCGGATACCCCACTTCACTCGTAGTGCGCCCTTCTCTTCTGGGGTCGGCACCTTGAAGACCTTCATATCAACACCTGGGCGCATAGCCACTGGATGCAATCTTCCAGGAATCTTGTCTACTCCAACGAACCCTCTCTTACCAGCAGGATCCATTCGGACTTCTAGTGCGTGGTGCGACTTACGTAGTGAGTCGATTCCAAAGTCAGAGTATGCTAGGACGTAGTTCGCACCCTTGTATGTGTTGATCCACTCTTCCTTCTGAGGAATTGAGTCAACCGTGGGCATCACTACCCACTTGAAGTATTTGCGGAATGGACTACGCTCTTGATAGGCGACCATCCACCAGTCACGAATGTCGATCACAATGTCGGGACGGAAGTCAGATAGCACCTTCTCAAATCGCCATTTGCCGAACTGATTGGTATTTTGACCGGGCTGTGAGTCGTCACCCTGATCAAAAAGCTTCTGCTCCTCTGGGCTGTCAGGCTGATTGCCATAGAACTTCCAGCGTCCCTTGATGAATGCAGCGGCGCGGGGATCACCAGTGTTGGCATACGAGCCGAACTCTGCGATCTCATACTTGCCAGTCTCTACTAGGCGTGGTAGGAGTTCTCGGTAGTAGGTAGAGAATCCGGTGTTAAGGAAAGAGGCTTCCCCAACGAATAGAATCTTCTTCTTGTATTCCTCTGTCATAACCTTCCCCAGTGTGTAATCTTGTCGCTAACGCTTACTTTGATGTTAGCTATCTCACTTCTTGAGAGCCCGGTATCCTGCTCGATCTGGTCGATGGTTGCCTGGGTCATGAGTAAGCTAACGACGTGTCTCTCTATCTTTGACAACCCAACGTCGTCAAGGGCTCGGAGGATGTTCTCTTCGTCTAGAGAGATTGAGGCCAGATGTTCGATTTGTTCTATATCAACCGTTTTATTTTCAACTAGGTTGAGTAGTGATCGATATGTGGCTTCTGTCTTTATGCCTAAGGTCAACATGATCTCTTGATCAGGTTTACCTTCTCTGCGCATTTGATACGCTTTGTTGGCTTGTCGTCTTAGCTTTTCATCTACAGTAAAAACCCCGCTGAAGGAATTGGCTTCCTCCAGCAGGGCGTTTCTGATGCATCTTCTGACATACGCACTCAGCGAACCAACGGAAGAATCGTATGTTTTCAGCGCCACGATTAGTGCCATTGCACCAACTTGTTGCAGGTCAGCAATTGAAACTACCGACTTGTTGTTGATGACAATAGACCTAATCAAAGACCCAATAAGGCCCTTGTGACGCGAATACAATCTCTCCAATGATTCCTGAGAATCGATCATGGCAGATCAGAACGGGATGTTGGCTTCTTCGCCGTCCGTGTTCTTTCCGCCACGAGCACCCTGGGCGCTCTTGCCAGAAGTCACGGGCGCACGTCCCGCACCCTTGCCAGCTACTACTGGTTGGGTTTCCTCTACCTGCTCTTCACTAACACCGCCCTCAGTGGTACGACGATTGGATGTCGTAGCAGTGATCGTGGTGATATTCAAACGAAGGCGACTACGCGGTTGGCCTTCCTTGTCTTCCCATGTATCGGTCTCTAGGTCTCCGCTGACCGACACGCCATTTCCCTTCTTGAAGCTTTCAAGAATGTCTGCCCGGCGACCCCATGCGATACAATCGATGAATGTCGTCTTCCGGTTCTCTTCCTTGCCACGATTGAACGCAATCGAGAACACCACGCGGCGCTTCTCGCCCTCACCAAAAAACTGAGGGTCACGAGTAAGACGCCCAGTCACAAATGCTACACCGTTGTCCATAGCTACTCCTTTGGAGTTGAAAAAGTAAACACTATCTTCGTCAATTGGAACTGGATAAGACTCAAGAAGTCATCTAGGACATCAGTCTGTTCACAAGCTGCGAGCAGTTCTGAATCCAACTGTTGCCCTTCCTCATACGACGAGTACAAGTTTTTCAAAGAATCTTGTCTAGCTACAAATCTCTGTATGTCAGCTTCCTTACCGTCAAAGGTGGGAGGCATGAACTCTATATCTTCTAGTTGTTCCCCAAGGTGGTTGAAAACCTTAAGGCCACCGGCATCCACACCGACCATTTTGATTAGGCTCGCCACGATTAGCCTGAGCATCATCTCAGCGGCGAGTTCCGTAACCGGGATAGGCGATTGGGTAACGTTACAGAGGAATCCTGTGGATTCGTCGTCCGCCTTATACCACTTGAACTTAAGGATTTGTGGTCCTTCTGGGGTGGTCAACATCATCTTGATATCTCCACGCACACCGTCCAATGTTACCGTTAGTTCAGCCATACTGTATATGTGTGGCTATAGACGCCTTTCGGTCAGCTTTTCCCTACTTCCCGCTCGACAACTACGAACGGAAAGTTGAACGCCTGCCATACTGGTCGCCAACCCTCAGCCGCCGATAGTTTTGTTAGCCATTCGAACATACCAGATTCACCAAGTGTAATAGGCGCTCCCGCTTGAACGCCAGCTTCCAGCTTAGCCAGAATATCTTCTGGAATGCGAATCTCCCTAAACTCCATCTTCTTCATACGAGCCTCACCCGGTTAACGATTAAACCACGATCCGAAGTCTTGCCATTGATGAACACAACGTCACCAATCTGAACACCTAGAGACTTCATTAGTTCCAGTGTATCTGGGAACGCACAGGCACCCTCTAGTGCGTAGGTCGAGTCGCTAAGGTTGATAAACGCCATGGCGCGACCCTGAGTCTTGCCCTTCTTGACGACTACCTCTCTCATCTCTTCAACTACGACACACAGTTCTACGCTTGAACCAGGGCCTAGTTCGTTAGCCCCGATCTGCTTGCACGTATGGCGGGCACCCGACATCGCGCGGTTAAGGTCAGCCATGCTGCCAGATAGCGTAGCGCCCAGGAAATGCTTCTCCCACTGTAGGATCTGTGGGATTGAATCCCTGTATGACTCTGCGTTGAATGTTACCACTAGGTTGCGTAGCAACTCTCGGCGATTGACATTAGGCATCTTCTTCTTTGCCTTACGGCGGTCTTCTATGGTGGCTTCGTCTGCAATAGCTGTGATTCTATCAGCAACCGTTCCCTTGTAATCAGCCAACATCTCGTATTCCTTGTCTGTCATACCTTCAACTAGTGCATACTGCGCACGCATCAGGCGACGTGGAAGGTTGAATTCGTCCAGCACACCAGCGGCGATGAATGCATCGATCACTGGTCGCTTCATCTTGCTCTCTGACGCTAGGGTGATGAACTCCTCAAAGCTTTTCGCCACTCGACAGACTACTACAGATTTCATTGCAGAGTCACCAACACCACGGATGTGTGAGAAGCCGAACGAAATTGTCTTGTCGTCAATGATACTGAAATCATCCTGACTTCTGCTTAGTCTAGGTGGCACTACATCCACTCCAAGTAGTTTACCGTCATTCACAAATGAAGCGATTACGTCCTGTGGCGTTCTTTGTTGGTTCGCTTTGTCCTTGGCGTAGATCAAATTCGCACATAGGAACTCTGTGTAGTAGTTCGCCTTCACCCACGCTGTCCAATAGGCCAACACTGCGTAGCCCACGGCGTGACTCTTGTTAAAGCCGTATCCAGCCTGCTTCTCAATCCACGACCAGATTTGTTCGGCGATTTCCTTTGGCACAGACTGTGTAGCGCCAGTCATAAACTGATTCATCTTCTCGCGCAACTCTTCTGGCTTCTTCTTACCGATTACCTTTCTGACTGCATCGGCTTCTTTCAGATCCATACCTGCAACCTTCTGGCAAATCTCCATAACCTGCTCTTGATAGAGCAAGATGCCCTTTGTGGGCGCAAGAATTGGCTCAAGGATCGGATGGATGTATGCTGGTTGCTGCCTGCCGCTCTTGATCTCAGCGTAAGTATCAGCCATACCAGTGTCCAAACACGCAGGACGAATAATGGCAACTAGCTCGCCAATCTCTTCTACTGTGCGAGGCTTACATTTCTTTGACCACGAACGACCGAGTGATGACTCTAGCTGAAAGACACCTTGGTTGTGTCCTTCCGCGAGCATGTCAAACACCTTCTGGTCTTGCAGTGGCAGTGTGAGAAGATCGAACTTCTTACCATGGCGCTTCTCCACCATCTCTAGCGCGGTACGCAAAACGTCAAGAGTTGCAATCCCTAAGATGTCCACCTTGAGCAGACCGAATGCATCTACTGCGTCCATATCCCATCCGCAGATGAGTTCTTCTTTGTTCGCGCCTTTTACAAGAGGGATACCAGCGATATCAAAGTCGCGATCAGCAATGACCACAGCAGCAGGATGAACACCCGAAGTTTTATAGCATCCCTCAAGTCTTGCAGCAATGTCGAAGAGTTCTTTGTAGGAAGTGGTTCGAATGATTCTTCCACCGCGTTCAATGTCGATCGGCTTAGTGTCGTTAGAGATTTCCTTGAGCTTCGGAACAGCCGCGATAGCTTCCGCCAAAGAGATTGAAGCATGGTCGTCATTCTTTGCTGGGACGAGTCCTGTGATTAGACTCTTGGTGTTTTCGTCGATACCGGCTACTCGCATTACGTCCTTCAAGACCTGACGAGCACCTAGAGAAGAAAGAGTAACGATCTGTGCCACCCGTTGGTCGCCGAAGCGCTTACGCACGTAGGCGATCACTTCGTCACGGCGGCTCTTCTCAACGTCTGTGTCGATATCTGGCATCGAGCCCTTACGACCAGCGTTGTAGAATCGCTCCCAGATCAAACCATACTGGATCGGGTCAATCTGCGTAATGCCCAGCAGATAGCTAACCAACGAGCCACCGGCAGATCCTCTCGACGGACCTAGAGTGATCTTGTTATTGCGGCAGTAGTCCGTGATGTCGGATACGATCAGGAAGTAGTCGGCGAGTCCTGCGGACTCAACGTCAACTAGCTCGTAATTGACACGTAGCGCATACTCCTTCTTAGGATCAAGGATTGTGCGGCGTTTCCATCCCTCACGGAGCTTAACCCTCAATTGATCCATGGACGAAACCTTGCCGTCACCTGGGTATTGTGGTAGGCGCATCTGTCCGAGATTCAGTCCCACATTGCATCTAGCTGCGATTTCTCTTGTCCGATCGACTTCCTCTGGCAAGATGTCCGTTCCGTTCAGAACCAACTCACGGTTCTTGAGATAGAACTCTTCAGTCGAAAAGCCGTGCGACCCTTCCTCAACTGCCGACTTGCCGAAAGCCATAGCTTTCAAGAAGCTGTGGGCCTTGGCGTCTTCCTTGCGCACATAGTGTGCATCTTGAGTCGCGATAGTTTGGATACCAAGCTCTGCCGCCATCTCACGGACACGCTTGTTGATAATCTTCTGTTCGGGGATGCCACCGTCCTGAACCTCGAAGAATAGATTCTTGTTGCCGAGGATTCGGATGAGCGAGCGAGCATAGCGATATGCCTCTGGGATGTTGGCAGCTTCCTTTAGCTGCGAAACCTCACCAGGATTCTGCGCCCAGGTCATCTTGTCGAATAGCCAGTAGCTGATCGGTCCGTGCATACACGCGGTCAGAACGATTAGCCCCTCGCTATGCTTCTCCAAGTCCGCTAGATCGATGCGTGGCTTGTAGTGAAACCTCTTGTTGGCGATGGTCGTTAGCCGGATGATATTGTTCATACCTACGTCGTTCTCAGGAAGAACAACTAGGTGATGTGCATGGCGATCCTTCTTGTCGTGTTCGTCCGTTAGGTAGAACTCGCACCCGAGGATTGGCTTGATGCCAGCCTTCTTGCATTCTTTGTAGAACTCAACCCATCCAAAGATGTTACCATGGTTTGTGAGTGCTAGCGTATCGAGCTTCAATTCCTTGGCCCGCTTCACCATGTCGGTGATCGAAGCCTGACCGTCTAGGAACGAGTGATTCGAGTGATTGTGTAGATGAACAATCTCGCTAACTGTCTGACTTGAGCTTTTGCTCTCCCTTTCCTTCGCCATATCCTTGGTGTCGTTTATCACTACCTTGCCTCTCTTGCTGTTTGTCGATGTTTGACGTTACTCGATCAGCATGTCGCTGCGCGAGTGTCTTGGTGAGACCGTCTTCTTTTCGACGCATCTCTCCCTTGTTTTGTGCCCAGTAACGATCCATGCTCATGTAATTTTTGGTTCCGCCCATAACGCTAGGCATTGCTCCTAGCGCAATGTATCTATACAACGTAGTCGTTTTGCATTGCGGGCACTTCCTGCGCTTTAGCCGTCCATCTTCCATGACGAACTTGTCATAGTCAACAGCTAGAAACATATGTGGCTGAACACCACTGCAAGTAATGCATTGAAAGTCGTAAAGCATGGTGTTTACCAACACCTTCCAGTTTTATTTTTCATTATCAATTTTCTATGTAGGCTCTATAGAGCACTCCGTATTTTCTGGCGAAGATATCGCCATGATCTTTTCCCTCACCAAGCTGAAACCAAGTAAGAGCATGAGCCCACTCGTGAATCAGCGTATCTCTTTGTACTACCCACGGATCTGACTTGCGTATCCAGATCGTGAAGTAACGTTCAGCTTTTGGCTTATTGTTGTTTGCTATTCCACATATTCCCTGGCATGCTTTCGGTCCAGTTGTTGCCATAGGAAGCCTACGAACCCTGACGGAATAATCAGGCGGGAAGTCTTTTCGAAGCATTCCCAATAGCAGACGAAATTGTTGTTCCACGTTCAGTTTAGGCTGACCGTGCATGTATTTGCAACGCTCGTCTTCTACTTCTTCTTCAATCATCTTCCTTTGGCTTTTCTCTCTTCGCAGGATTAGAGCCATCAATGCCTTGCAGAAGTTCAGCCCACTTCTGGTCGCAAAGTGGTCTATTGCACAGATGCTTGCAGTAGTGATCTTGTGCTCGGCGCTTGATCTTTCTAGCCTGCTTTACGCGATTGTAGATACTAACCACATCTTGTCTAGTTTTCTCGTCGTCGCTGTGCGTAAATGCATACTCCAATGGCACGCCACGGAAGTAGTCAAACTGAACCCAAATGAACTTGTACTCAGGAAACATGAGTTTCGCGCAGTATGAATACATTCTAGGTTGTAGATCGTCGATAAACTCTTCGTGTGTTGGGGTCGAGTACCCAGTCTTGTAGTCTACGATCATAAGGGTCTCTGGATCGTACTCGATTACGAGGTCGATATAGCCATTCATCTTGATGTCTTGATCGTCCTCGTCTTTGCCCCACGAGATGCCTACCGGAAGCTCGATTCCAATGACCTTCCCAGTTGGGTTTTCTGCACTCTTAATGCCAGTGCGGAAATAGACATCGTAGCGCGCAATCGCTGCATAGATCATCTTTAGGCCATCTTCGTAAAGTCCCTTTGGGCAGCCCTCGAAGTGCTCTACATGCTTGTTCACTAACCCACATTTTGCATTCTCTGGATTGAAAAACGGACAGGTTTGGCACACCTTATCAACGAAGAATGAGGCTCGGGCGCGGGAAGGTGCCTTCCGCATATCCTCCAGAAATGGGTTAGAGATACCTAATTGCTTTAGGTATTCAGCCTTTACGTCGATGTTGCCCTTAGCCTTGGCATATTCTTCCAGGGTAGAGTGAACTGCTGTACCAAACTCGCTAGAGAACGTATAGGTAAATAGCTCGTCAGCCCATCCCCACTCGTAAGTAAGGAAGTACTTGAAATCGCACTTGATCGCGGTTTTGAGCCGCGTTGGACTGACTGTGGGTATTCTCATGCGATGATCTTTTGCCCGCGCAGGATCTCTACCCACTTCTGCTTGAGAGCAACTAGATCATAATTGTTGTCGATCACAAAGTCATAGTCAGTATAGTTGTCTAGGGCGCGCTCAGAAATATGCATGTCGCCACCCTGACCATTGTCGCGCTCAACCTTGACAAGTAGTCCATTCTTCTTGGCGAACGCACACTCGTTGGGAAATCGAGCGTCCGCAATGATGACTAGATCGTCCTCACCATATTTGCGGCGGAAGATCGACTTGACCCAGACATCTGGATCTATCTGGTTGCGAAAGAGGTCTGTTCCTACGAACTGGAGAACCTCTCGCACGTTCATAAATCTACTATCGGTCTCTGGAGACCATACGTAGCGAATTTCACAACCCGGCATTTCAACCATTGTCGAGATAGGCCACGCAACATCGGTTAGCTTCTTCTTGCCTTCTTCGGTCTCCATGTCTTGGCGATCGATACCAAAGATTGCGACACAAGCGTCCTTCAAAGCGTCAGCAAAATGCACGACATGAACCTTTGACGAAGGTATTGCCCATTCTTCTAGGAATGACTTGTCCTCTCGACAACTACCGACAATACGTGCGATCATGTTGGCGCTCGTATCTTTACCGACTTGTTTTCTTCCAGCTAGCGTGATGAACTTAGGCATGTGAGACTCCTAGGATGACAGACGGTGCGCATGACAGATCCTTCACACTTACCACCCCGATGGGTAGTTGTGAGTCACCGTCTCTGGCACTCCAGTTAGATGTTCGCAGATGAATAGCTCGTAGGCCAGCGTCGATTGCTGGCAAGATATCGCTCTTGAGACTATCGCCGATCATCCACGAGCGCGAGATGTCAACGTTGTGCTTTGCGATGAAGTCTTGGAACACACGCTTGTTTTTTCTCAAGACCACCCAGCAGTCGTGGAACAGGTTGCGCATAGTAAGGTCGTCAAACCTCTTGATCTGAACCCAACGTTCGCCAGCGGTAATGACCGCAATCTTGAAGCCTGCCGCAACAACCTCGCGCACGGCATCCATGGCGTATTCGTATTCGGGCGACTTCTGGTTGAAGACATCCATCGCGAGTTCGCGAACCTTTGCTATTCTTCCACCTAGGACTCCAACATTCCATGGAACTTGGCCACCAGCAACGACTCTTTTGTTCTCAAACTCTACGAGTGTCTGCTCAAACGACTCTGCAAAGCGATCAGTAGAGTAGCCCATCTTTGCAAGAAGCCCGGCATCGATCGCCGTTTGGCGCTTTGACACTTGATCTTTGTCGAATCCCCACGCTACCATAAGTGTGATAAAGTCCTTGATGGCGTCGAGATACAACGGCTCAGTGTTAATGAGCGTGTTGTCCATATCGAAGATTACCCACTCGTTCATAGGAATTCCTTGAAGATCAGCCTTAGCTGCGCTGGGTCGGTGTCACCTGGATCCTTCCCATCCGGCAGCGTTACGGTTCTGTAGTCGAAGTAACCCTTACACATCTTCTCTACTCCGCTAGTTGCCTTCTGACCGGCTTCGTCTGGGTCTAGGACACAGATGATCCGCTGGCAACCCACCTTGTGAAGAAGTAGTTTGTGCTGTTTTGAGAATCCTGTTCCCAAAATCGCTACGGCATTTTTGACGCCCGCTTCCCATAGTCGCATTACGTCAAGTGGCCCCTCGGTAAGGACTATGGTCTTAGACTCACCCATGTGCTCTTTAGCTCTATGTAGATTAAACAGCACAGAAGAAGCGTGGAATCTTTCCTCTTCTGTTCTGTCTGCTGACTTCTTGCGCATGTCCGCAAAGTTCAGTGCGTGACACCACTTTGGTCTCCACTGCTCGATCTCATCGTCGTTTAGAAGGCGACAGGTAAATGCAATCAGATAGCCATCTAGAGGATCGTAGATAGGGACAACCGCGCGGCCTTCGCCATAGGTGCCCACCTTATACCATTCTCCACCAGCCTTAAACTCATCGACCACAGTCTGTGAGAAACCACGATTGACAAGATATTTGCTTGGCGCAAGATGCTTCATCATCTCATCTTCTGCCCGTTGGTGCTTTACGAGTTCAGACTTCTTCTGAATAAAGTTCTGGATCTGCTTAGCCTCGGCTGAATCGATCTCCTTGATTGCATCGATGTCCTGATTAAGGGCACCAAGAACCCATTCGATCGCCTGTTTGAAGCCACAGTTCTTGTGCGCTCGCACTAGGGCAAACACATCAGCACCATAGATAGTGTGGCATCTATGCGTAAAGCACTGCCACATCTGGCGCGTGAAGTCCCAACTAAACGCTTTGTTGTTATCGTTGGGCGAACCCGACGACTTGTGTGGGATCGGACAGCACCCTACCGCTCTATCGCCAAAGTCCGAACCCTTAAAGTTCATCTGCTTTAGGATCAAGCGCATATTCTTGTGCGCCTGCTTGCGAATGCCTTCTAGTTTTGTCTTTGTTAGCTTGTGCTCAGGAATCGATGTCATCGTCATTGCTCTTACTTACTTGTGCTGATGTTGTTGCACCCGCCTTCTTAGTCCACTTTCCGCCGCCGCCCTGGGGTTGTGACGGTTGTGGTGCTCTTGGATTGGCTACGCCCATCTCTTTGAATTTGCCGATCCCAAGGTCCGCCTGCACGTTGATGTAAGTGCTGACGCCCTTGCCATATCTGCTTGCTAGTTGATGGATCTCGTGCGTGCCTACTGGGTCTACCACTAGGTCGTTTGGATCCTTCTTTCTCCATAGGGAGATTGAGTCAACTAGCTCAACGATCTTCTTCGCGCCTGCGATCATATTGAGGTCGATGTCAAGTTGACGATTGGTCTGACCGAACGACAGAATCGGAAGGTTGTATTCTTCTGCGAAGTCGTGGAGCGCCATACATGCGTCGCCAAGAACGTCGTGCGCGCCGACGCCCATAGTTTTAACGTCGTCGATGCGCGCTAGCTTGATATAGTCCCATACGATTAGGCAGCGTGGAGTTCTTGAGTCCTTGTCCATTCCTACGTGCTGCATAACCCATCTACGCAAAAATGGGATCATCTCACGCGCGGTCATACCCGTCATCTTCTTGTAGAAGAGTTCGCGTTTCTTGAAGTCTGTCCAAACGCCCTGGTCTTCTAAGATTGGACGAGCCATCTTACATTGTAGCGCAAAGGTTTTGTCGTATCCATCAGCCAGGATCTTGTCCATTGTGCATTTCCAGTATCCCGTCTCAAGAATCTCGTAGTTGATTTCCGAGAACATACCGTAAGCTCTAACGCTTTGGGCGGTCTCGTTCAACTCGCTATCACAGTAGAGCACGGGGATGTACTTCGAAAGCTGAACTGCTGCTCTAACACCGACCTGAGACTTACCAGCCTTAGCTGTAGCCGCCAGAAACGTCACGCTTCCATTGCGCAAGCCACCGATGCTTCGTTGCCAGATGGGAAAGCCGATATCCACACCAAGCTCGCCAGGGTGTGATGCCAAATCCATGATGATATCTTGGGCGCGCTCTGGTAGGTTGATGATCTCGTCGCTAACAACACCTTGCAGTTTGTTACCTAGGTTGATCAGCCCGTTATCCATCTTTGTGATGATATCGTTTGTGCTATCCGCTGTCTCATCTAGATACTTGATGTTCTGCTTGAACATCCCACCATATGATCGCTTGACGCTCTCGCGCTTTACCTGCGAGAATGAACGTAACGTGTCATCCTTGGTTGCGGTGTGTGCGAGACATGCCTCGATCAGTTCGCCATCGCCACAAGTGGTGTAGAAGTCCTTCATTCCCAACGCTGTAGCTTCTGCCAGCAAGCCGGGTTGTGTTACGACCAACTGTTGCGTCGCGTTCATCAGCAATCGCTGTAGAACGATGTAGAAGTCTCTGTGTGGCCTGCTCGTAAAGTCATCAATTGAAAGGTGTTGCTGTAGGTCGAAATACACTTCGGGGTTCCGACACAAACCAGCCAGCAATCCGAACTCTGCTGCTACATTAGCCATTGTCTTCCTTATTGTCGAGAGCCTGCTGGAGCCTGTCTAGCACCAGTTCTTTGGTCATCGCTTCGTCGTATCTTACCCTAACGAGCGAGATGGCCAACTCACGACATCGAATTGTTTTTTGAGAGTCACGCTTTTTGGAAGCACGGAACGCTTCTAATGAACCGTGGAAGTGTTCACTGTAGGTAAAGTGCTGCGAGCCATCAAACTCAAACGCCACCCCAAGTTGAGGTAGGTAAATGTCGAGGAATAGCGCACCCTTCTCTGCCACATTGTGTTCCAGAACGATCCGTTGGTTCGGAAAAATCTCTTTCACTAGGGCGAGTAGCTCTTGGGAACCTTTACTCATCAAGCTTAACAGCATCCTTGACGTTGATTTGAGGAACCAGTCTAGCGCTAAAGATGTCTGGATAGAGTGCCTTGACCTCACCTAGCACCTTTGTATAGAGTGCCGGATCTGTTTTCATCATATCCTTCACGGTCTTTGGTGGACGCTTCTTCTCTACGCCCTTCTCATCAGTCATGAGAATGAAGGTGCCTTCCTTATGCAGAACATCTAGATCACAAGCTAGTTCGACTAGCTCATCAATCTTGTCGATACCCTTGCCGTAGATCAGCGGAAACTCGCCCTCAACAAAAGGAACCGTGACCGAGTTCTTGGCTACCTTGAATCGTGCGCGGTGCCCGATTATGTTGCCATTGGTATCGACGATGCGCCCATCCTTGTTGATGGGAAGTAGCTGAATGCGCTGCGAGGCATAGAACCCCAGAGCCTTACCACCGCTTGTTGTATCTGGGTTGCCGTAGCCACCGATCTTACTGCGGATCTGGTTAAGGAAGACTACTGTGCTATTAGCCATTGCGCACGCTTTGGTTAGCTTGCGACAGGCGTCGCTCATCAGGCGAGGTAGCTGTCCCATAGCCGCGTCACCGATATTGTTGTCAATGACACTCTCTGGAATAAGAGAATCTACAGAGTCAACTACTACGATCGAGCCTGGGAATTGCTTCACCCAAAGCTCTACAATCTTCAAAGCTGCGGTGCCATTGGGTGCCTGAATGATTTCCAGTTTGTCCTTAAGAAGTGGGAACGTAGCCAAGAGAGTATCGCGCAGCCGCATCTCTTGATCCATGTAGAGGATCTTCTTGTTGGGGCTGTTCAAAATCGCTTCGTTCAACACCGACAGGGCTAGCGTCGTCTTGCCGCTGCCACTTTCACCGTAAAGCTCTACGATTGCGCCCTCAAAGAATGGACCATGAAGCATGATGTCGAGCCGCAGACTTCCAGTGAAGTTGGGCACAACTGGTGGAAGTTCTTCACCAGTGAAGAATCTCGTATCCTCAAACTGCTTCTGTAGCGTCTTCTTGAAAAGTTCGACTTCCTTATCCCTCGGTGCCATTCTCGATCTCCTGTAGAATCTCTTGTAGTGTCTTGCGCTGTGGCGCTGGCTCTTTGACTGTGTAAGTGGTTGCGTTTTCTACGTATGCGCTAACTTCACCGATCTGGCTCTTGTAGACGATAGCGTAGTGCTGTTGGAACTCGTTCAGGTTTGCGTATCCGAATGCCCTGCCGACACGGTAGCGAACCAGTCCAAACTCGTTGTAGTTGATGCTGGTTACCTTGTACTTTCGAATGTACCACGCTAGCTTCATGGGCTCGATCTTCATCGAAGTAGAGAGCCGCTTGACGATCTTCACCGTCTCCGACCACTCAAGTTGTAGAGTGGATCCTTTCCGCCATGCTCCGCTAGGAATCAATCCGTAGCGATTGATCATGATGGCTTCAACCAGTAGGTTGTAAACGTCGTGAGCCACACCATCTGTCGATGGGCTCTGAAATCTTAGCTTTTGTTCCATAGGTCTAGCTAGATTGTGGAGCTAAAACCCTCTTGTTCAGCTTTCTACGTAAACTTCAAGAAGTTCTGTCGGTTGCTGAAGAAGAAGTTACCAACGATTTCGGAACCATCTCCTGGTGTTGATGGGTTTACGTTCAAAACTGCTGTTGAGAACAACGAACCTTTATCACCTACGATCACAAATTCTGGGAATGGAATTGGGATCAGTCCAGTGACAAGTGTCGCTGCGGTATTAACGTCTCCACGACTGTTAAGTTCTCTAACTGACACAATGGCACCCGAAGTGCCAGGGTTGGTGATCGAGATAACTTGTACCGGGATTGTAACACTACCACCTGGATTCAGGTAGATACCGTCGATCACGAGCGAGGTTTCTGGGCGTCCAAGTGTTCGTGGCGTGGCCTCTCCAGCCTCTGAGACTAGGGTAGTTAGCTCTCCAATGTTGACTGCACCATTCAGTAGGGGTACGTCAACTAGACGACGAACGGGGTCGGTATTGGCGATTGCTACTTCATAGACATCGCTCAACGAGCCAATGCCGCTAACAAAGACCACGATGCCGTTAGCAAACGCGCGACCACCAGTAAAGAAGCGTGCTGTCTCTCTACGACCGTTTTCGAGCTTGAACTCGTTTACGTGGTAGATAGCCTCATCACCAATGTTCAAGAATCCGTCTACACAGATAGCACCACCCGTTCCCATAAAGTCTGGATCTGTGCTTCCTGGCTTAACTGGTGGGGTATTGTAGTCTTGATCGCTCAAGCCGCGATAGCGTTCTTGGGTGCCGGCGTCGGGCGTGTTGGTAAACGTCAATGCATTATTGACTGTCGTGATCGTTACCTTGCGCGTAACCTCGCCACGGCTTGTCACACCACCCCCAACGAATGGAGACGTTGGACGCGATGGTGTTCTTGTACTTGGCGTAAGCTGTAGAACATCCACGTCGATTGGGTTAATGATGCCATTTAGGATCGCTCGTTGGCGCTCGCCTAGAGGAGCCTCCTGTCCGAACTGGGCAAAAAAGCTAGCGACGCGATAGTTGCATCGAATGCCGTTAGATCCCAAACTGAAGTTGACATCTGTGATGCCATGGTTTCTGATGCCGATTCTGCCGCTTGCGTCTGGATCGTTGTTAGAGAAGCCGTCAAACGAGATGGTTGGCATACCAACTACTTCTACTTGAGCAAACGTAGAGGTTGCTGCGGGCGCGATTAGACCTTGGAGACGACGCATGGCGCGATCTTCCATAATCTGGAGCGATGTATTAGTTCCCTGTGGTGGGAAATTCCATGGACCAAACTGCTCATCAATCACGATTGACTCAGCGTCACTATCTGTGAGTAGTTGTCCGCTTACCCAAACTGAGGGAAATGACATGCCATATCTTGTTGGTGACAAGATTGGAATTGCCACACCTGATAATCTGAGATAAGGCGCGATGAGCAAACTTGGATCAACAACGTCAGCTAGACCTGAACTAGTAGAGTCGAGAGCCTGTTCGGCTAGCGTAACAAGATTGCGGAAGATGAAGTCTGACGACATGCCAGAGCCCGCGATGATTGGTAGCTCTGCCAGTAGTGTGCCCTCTGGATACTCTTCGAACGCACGCAGAGGATCACGAGGATCAATTGTAAGCTGACCAACTTCGGTTAGCGTGATCGGTAGATAATGTTCGCCTGTGCGCCAGCGTCTACCAGACGTAGCTGGTGTGTTGCCGATGTTGAAGTCTTCTGTCCACTGTCCGAATCCTGCTGGCGACTCATCACCTTCGGGACCGTAAACCGTGCCAGAAGGTAGAACAACGTAGGCAGAAATCTTGTCGTCCGTTCCCTTAAATGGAGCTAGTGGGCTTAGGTCTCTGTTGATCTCATAGTCGTTAACGAACTGACCGCTTGATCCTGCGATACTTAGTGGTTGGCCTTCGATCTGATTCTCAACATTGCCCCACGCCGAGTTGGCAAGTTTGAACGCGCCAGATACGGAGCTAACCAGAATGCCGGATGCAATGTATGCTCTTCCGTAGAAGCGCTTCGCGTGGTCGGCCACTCTGTTGTAGAAGTTTAGAACCCAGTTTTGTGCAGCGTCACGTCTGTTGTTGATGAGACGAATTTGGCCAGACTCATTGCCACCAAGGTTCGACAAAGGCATTGCTGGGTCGATACGGCTTTGGAAGTCGGGATGTTGTGCGGCGATGCTGCCAATATCAGGCGCGAGACCAAAACCGGGAGACTCTAGACCAAGATTCAGTGGTGCTGATTGATACTTCTTGAAGTATGTCCAGTGCTCAATACCCTTGAGAGCAGCCTTTAGTTCTAGGTCGCTGGGCTTGTAGGAGCGCAGAATACCAACGGAGTCTGTGAACTGAACAGAGAAGTTAGTCCATGCTGGCTGGAACACAATGCCAGATGCTGGCGTGTCGAGACCATCTAGAGGAGCTAGGATTGGTGAGTTGATCCAACCCTCTTGGTGAGCGCCAAGCAGTCTGACTCTACGGGCTTGTTTGATAAGATCGTCACCATAGCCCAATTGGATCGTGTGGTCTAGTCCACTAGCAGCACCAAGGTCTGATACGATGTTGAGTAGGTCGCTTTCGCGCAGCGAGAATGGCACGCGGCGATTGACAAGTTTGACCGCTTGCTCAGACATACTCCAATACCAGTCGTATGCAGTTGCCTCAAGAACACGCGTAACTACTTCACTCAACGGCGTGGCGTCGAACTGGAATCGGATGGCAGATGCAGTTCCACCAAGATTCGCTTCTAGTTGCGCAACGGTTGGGATCTTGTTGATGTCAAACCGGATCTCGTTCTGATCAACAGCCAGTTGGATGGCTCGCACAATCTGAGGGTATGTAGCTCCCTGCTCTAGGATCTTGCGATACTCCTTGAACTTTTCTTCTGAGATTTGACCATTTAGGTCTTCAAAGCCGTCGATGATACGGATTGCTCTCGCGATAGAGATCGCACCAGAACCTGGATTGACTGGACCCAAATCTTCTGTGATGATTCGAACACTATCAAGCTGACGCCGAGTGTCAGCGATATTGATATTCAGAACCGTGCCACCGTTTGCGGTGATGTTGTATTCAGAGTGAGTGATCTCACCGCTGACTAAAAACTCACCGATAGTGAATCCGATAATCCGACCTACGCTGGGTGCTTGTCCGCTAGCGCCATGAAACGCTTTTGGGTCGTCTCGTGTTGGAACCCAGGTTGTAGCGAATGAGTGCGGTGTCGTATTGAATCCGAACGTTGCATTGATTTGGATTAGCGCCGCTTCTAGATGCGCGCCGGGTTGGCCAGATGGAATTAACCCTGATGGAAACGTGATGACGGGCCGACAGTCACCGAGACCGAGCCCTGCTACATCGATTAGGCTTCCATTGAGATTGAAGTTTGGCATCAGCTACGAATTAGACTGAATGGTGGTTCTAGTTTTGAAATATTTCTGTGCTCTTGTTCTCGCACACCGTCAGTTCTCAACCAGTTGATTGTAAGAATGTCATGACGAAGATAACCAACACCAACAGCTTCGTCTGAGTATGGCGACGGTCCGTTGAGCAGCCTACGAACTCTCTTAGCAAAGAAGTATCCAAGGGCGTCTGGAACACAGTTGATTTGTTCGCCACTTTGATCACGCCATGCATATGCCATATGACGAATTTTCCGCCCATGCTCTGCACAGAATTGTTTGAGTCGTATCCATGGACTAGGCTCTACTAGATCGGCTCTGTCTTCTGATTGATAGACTTCTGAACCGTCATCTAGAAGAACGACCCAAAAGCTATTGAATGGGCACTCCTCCAATCTCGTGGCGAGATGGTAGGAGTCCCTTGCGACTTCCTTCGTATTCATACCCTGTCCTTTTAGAGGAACTCAATGATCATGAAGAAACCAAAGTTGTTTCTCTGACCCACTGCCTCTGGTGATGTTGATAGGCACGCAAAGAAGTCGTGCCGAACGTCCGACGTATTATGGTCGTTGAACTGTAGCTGATTATCGATCGCACCAGCACCAGCCATCTGGGTCCATGCCGTATCGCTGATCGGCTCAAAGCCCTGAATCTTCAAGTTGGTGACGATCGAAGTCACGTTATCGACACCGCTAGTCGCGTTCAGGATGACTGCTCGCAATGCGGCATTTTGCGTTCTTACTGAGACAGCGCCTGATGGCACAAATCGAATCAGTAGTGTTCCAGAAGCGATCGGAACTGTGCTAATTGCAACCGCCCCGGCACCGTTGATGTTTACCGTGCTAGAGGTTACGTACTTGTTGTTGATTAGCTGACCGCTAGCGCGAAGTCCCCAAGGGGCTACGCCTAGATTGGTCCCGCTCATATTCGTGATGAACGTCTTATCCTGGTAGTGAT